TGCATAACCTATATAGCCAGTAGACACATTTGATTTAGCTAATGAAGCATCTATCTCACCGGAGGCTATAGTGTATTCCCCAAGATAATCATTACCACTAATTGCTTTTACAACAGCACCATTGGAAAAGTGTGATGTTAATCCACTAAACACACTGGCTGTTGCACTAAACTCATCACAGAAATCCATAGGCATATCTACCTGAAACTCTTCTAAGAAAAGTTTATCTGTTCCTGAACCATCATCTCTTGAAGCAACAACAAACAATCTTTCAAATACACTACAGATTGAATGCCATTTACCTGTTGTATCCCATAGAGTCCATCCTGCTTTATTATCACCTCGTATAGAGTAGAACACAGCTATTGTTCCATCGTTATTTAAAAGAAATACATATGATTCACTTCTATTTAATGCACCTTTAATAGTTGTTTGTTGTACTGGTGTTCTTATAAGATGTGGTGCTAAAGATGATATAGCAACGGATGTATACGCAGCTTCTGTATCTGTAAACAAGAACTCACGTAATGCTGAGCCAGTTGTTTGCACAAACAATGTAGCACCATCAAAAGGTGCAGGCCTAACAAAAGAAGAACCAAATGGTGTTTGTCTGCGTATCTGTGCATTAGCAGGAGTTACTGGTTTGTCTACTGGAGCTTGTACAAACAATTCTGAGCCTGTAGTAAACACCTGTAAATCTCTGTTAGATACCAAATGTCTAATAGTAAATATCTCACCAACGTTTGCAGTAAGGTCTAGTGCATCATTATCCTCACCATCACCTACATCAAAGTTAAAATACTCACCTGATTTACTACCCCATATACCATCGGGCTGTGCTAACGTACCACCAAACCACAATCTATTTTGATGAAATGTAACTGCTGCAGGAAATCCTCTGAGTGCAGAATAGCTTTGCTCTTGCCATTCAGTAGTATCTGCACCAGTTTCAATCCTTGGTCTACCACCACCATCTTCTGAAGTATTAGCATTAGAACCCATTGTAACTTCATATTCATTTTCACTTATTACTGCTGTTATAGTTCTTGTGCCATTAATTTGATTTATTGAAACACCACCAATAGTACCTGCTCTGTCTATAGTAATACTTGCTCCAACTGCAAGACCATGTAATGCATGAGTAATTCTAAGTGTTGAACTTCCCTCTGTTGTTTTAAAAGCATTCAAATCTAACTGCTGTCTAAGAGTTCCATAAATTGTTGCAGTAACAGTTGTTGCATTTGTAAAAGCAGTAATCTCACACTCAGCACTACCTATCTTTAAGTACACACCAACATGATCTGATGTAAAATAGTTTGCTGATGTTGTTAATGTAACACCAGTACCACTTGTAGCACTTGCTGATATCGTCATACCCAAAGGTTGAAATGGATAGTATGGCTGAAAGACATGCTCACTATTTACAGAAGATTCAAAAGCAAATGTTTCAACTGTAAATGTAGTGAGACCTGTCCTTACTAACTTCCTTGGTGCTATAGTTTGATGACAAATAAACATAACGTCACCTTGTTGAGCAAACGTATACTCCTCAAGGTAAGGGGAAGACGTTGTGTTGACCAACCAAGATTGACTAGTAAGACTTTGTATTGATGATATATCACCAGTTGTAGGACTTAATTGAAATATTTCTATTCGAGTATTACTAAATGCAATTATGTATTGTTCATCATCTGAAAATGTAAATGGTTCTATACGAACTGTTTGCCTTAAATTTGAATCATAAGATGGACTACTACCAAAGTTATGCCATCGTTTTGTGCCGGGTCGTTTGGTAACACCACCCTCACTTCTTATAAAAAAGTTTCTAACTCTTTCTGCTGAGTTTTTATATATTGGTGAATCGGTTCTTGAAGTTAATGATGGGCTGATTTCACCAAACTGAAAACTATTTTGTGGTATTCTTACCCTTGCCATTAGCTTAGCCTATTTGTTCTAAACCTCGTGGTTGTTAATACTCTTGATGTTTGTTGCTGACCATCAAGGTTTCTTGCCTTAGCCATTAGTCTTTCGGCTTTTAGCTCCATCATTTCCATTAACTTATCATCTCTAGCTATTGCTGTAGCAAACACAGATGCTAGTGAATATTGAACTGCTAATGCAAAGTAAGATGGGAAATCTATTTCTTCTGCTCTGTATGTATAATCAGCTATCAATACATCATTAGATGTTGAATCTGAAAATACTTTATCACCATAAACAGTATACTGTATTTTGTTATCGTTTACAGTCACTGCATGTAACATCAAAAGATTACTTGGTAGCTGATGTGCTATATCAAATCTACCAGTAGGTGTATCTGTGAGTTGATTAAGAACTGCTTGCTCAGTTGCAAATCTCCATCTACAAACACACAAGGCTGATCTTACGACATCCTCATACATATTAGATGCTACCAATGCTTCATTTGAATTACTTTCAAAAGAAGTTATTGGCTCAGCACCAATAAGCACTAAGGCTCTTGATGCTATATCTAATGCTGAATTGGATGCCGTAGATGCCATTTAGTTAGTCTGTATCAGTAACTGTGATTGCTGTTCCATCTGCTATATCAACGACAGAACCAGTATTTGATAACACAACTGACAATGCGATTGTAGGTGCATCGCTATCATAAACGATAACTAAGTCACCAACATTCATCATGCCTGCTGCATCATTAAAATAACCAGAAGCACGAACTGCTGATAACGCATCTGTGCTTGAGTAGTACCACATATTGTAGCCACCACCACCTGCCATGCGTGTAAGTCCGGTTGCACTATAAGCCATGATTCACCTCCTATGTGTTGTTATCAAGAAGTTCATAGATACCATTGTCGTCAATAACGACAGCACCCATAGACATCATTGATGTTGCTAAGTGTGAAACTCTCTCTGGCACATAGTTTAACTCTGTAGTTACATTAGCACCTATGCCAAGTCCAACAGCAGTTGTGTGATATGCCATGTTCTTACCTGCAGTTACAGCAGTTGTTGAAAAAATCTTGAAGCCCAAGAACTCTTTCATTGTCATGCCACCTGCGTATGGTAAGTTCTGATCGCCTACATAGTCAGAAGATGCAAACTCATTAATTAAGAATAAGTCAGCAAATCCTTTTGGATGCATTGCAATATATCTATTACCATCTTCCGGTAAGTTAGCAGAACCAAATGTTTCAAAAGCTGATAATAAATCTGCTTTTTCAACAGCACTACTTGTGTCGTGTAACTGAGTTGAGTTAGCACCTGCATCCATAGCTGTAATAAGAATCTCATCTGTCTTACGGCCTAATGCAGCAGCAGCAGAAGTAGCAATAGCTTGACGTTCATCAATGTTTGTTTTGAGTTCGTCTAACTTATCAATGTACTCTGCAGCATAGTAGTCTGATAGAGTTGCTTCTACGTTAGTGTGGTCTAGTTCCATTGGAGTAACCATACCATTCCTTGATTTAGTTGAAGCTGATCCAGTACCGATTTTTTGGAAACGTACAACGCTTCCTGCAACATTACTTACATTTCTGACTGTGTTCATTAGCTTAGAACCCATTCTTTGATATGCAAGATGTACCTCGGACTCGAACTGCTTAATAAAGGCTTGATCTATTGTGTTAGCCATTATTAGTCCTTTCCCTGCTCATTGCAGATTGTTGTTATAGTTGCTATCGGTTATCTGCTTTGGGCTTCATCCAGTTATCCGTTAGGGCTGTCAGCTTACTACAGGCCGTGTATCTTCAAGGGATTGCATATAATATGTGTTTTGACAACGTACAAATCTAAAAACTGCATGCCCATTCATTCTAATTGGTTGTGCCAAGAAACCAAAACCTAAGTATTCTAGCCATGCAATCGTCTTATAATGATCCATTGGGCATACGTTTTCCAATAAAAAATATTGATTTTGAAAATAATCAACAATAGATGGCGATAGTTTCATAAATGTTTTGGGATGACGTTCAACTGTAGGGCTGCACAACATCCATATACGTGCTACTAGCTCATGTTGTGGCACAACACCAAACATCATTACTGGCTCATCTCTTAATAAAACAGTATAAGTTTCTGCTGTATCTCCTTGTAATGGCTCCATTAATGCTCGCCAAGGAGATACTCCTGCAATCATACACTCTCTTAAATCTGTGTCTCTTAAATTTTGTTGAAGCTTTTCGGCATGGCTGGGTCTGCTTCTAACAATCTCAGCTATGCCGTAGTCACCCTCACCCGTAAAGACGTTTCCACTCATTATTTACCTCTGCTACAAACGCAGGATCACGTTTGCCTTGTTGCCAGTATCTTGGGTCTTTCATCTTAGCTTCTACATCAGCTTGTGTAATTTGACCTGCAACATTACCTTGAGGTGAAATATTACCAGATTTGGTTTGCTCTATAATATGTTCTAATGCTTTTATTCCTGCAGCACTACTACCTAATGAAGCAATAGCTTCTTGCATATCAGCATCTGGAAAAAATTTATTCATCCATAACTGTACTGCTTCAACTCTTTCATTAGCATTGTCGCCTAGCTCTTTAGCTACTGCATCAAGATCAGGCTGTGTTCCCATAATAGCATTAGCATATTTCTCTATGCCTTCTGCAAATTCATCTTGGCTTAAACCATTTTCCCATGAATAGTTAGACCACCAATCAAGAAGCTCGTTATCAACTGCAGCCTCTTCATCTAATATCTCAGGTAGAACATACTCACCTACAGAAGAAGGCCGTTGAGAAAACGCATCTGTTTCTATTTCTTCCATAATAGATTTGCGTAATTCTTCTTCACCTTTACCTAACTTACTAGATAGTTCATCATATGACTTCCGTAAGTCTTCAGGTGTTTGAAACTTTTCAGGTAACCACTCAGGTCTTTCCTGAGCCGTTTGTTCGACCGGTGCTTCTACCGGTGCTTCACTTTCTGTTTGCTCTACTTGCTCTTCCATGATTTATCCTCTCTGCATGTTGTATACGTTTGGCAATTAATGCCACTAGATATCTTTGTCCTTCAAGATGCCGCAGTTCTTCATTTGTAATATTAGAACCAGTAATAGCTTCTATAGTTATGGATTTCAGATATTGCATTGTAGCTATGCCACTTGGAGTATTAAAGGCACTTGCTAAATCTAATGATATTTTTTCGTCTTGATCTTTATTACGAGGGTATCCATCAACCCCCAAGTGCTTGGATGCTTGGGTTTGCATTCGGGTCTATTCCTGTTTGTTGTTGCATTTGTTGTGCCATCTGTACCATGCGTTGTCTCTCACCAACGTCACGGATTAGTTGGTCTGGCACACCAAACTTCTTGGCTAGATAGATAGCCGTTTCTTCTGAAGAGACTAGGAGGTTGATCACCTCAGGGCCAAAACGACCTGCCACCATTTCTAAAAATCTATCTAGGGAAACAATATCTTGATTTGATTGTGCCTGTGCCAGTGGAGAAACACTTTTAATTTTTACCTGTCTACCATTAACTGTAGGGATTTCTATCCTACCTTGCTTTGTCAATAAATATATTACACGTTGCAATACTGGCTGAACCATCTCAGCTTGCAGTCTGCCAAATGCAGAACCAATCTTTCTTGATAGATCAGCCATACGTTCTGCAACCTCTGTAGCAGATGCAGGTGTTTTGTTAGGATCACCTAACATATCATTATACAATGCACGTTTAATATTATTTCTCATATCATTAAGAACCAAGTTAGCAACATCAAAGTTGCCTGCTGCTCTTATTGGTTGCAATCCTTGTGAGTTTGGAGCTTTAGGAATAACTGTGCCGGGCACTAAATTTATTGTATCTACGTTTACAACACCATCATCATCCATCTGATAAATACCAGATATAGCCATCTGTGCATTCTCAAGAACTAATTCTATTGTAAGGTTAGCAGATTTAATTGCACTTAATGCATTTACTGCAGGGCCTCTGCCATAAACCTCACCACTGGCTTTGCTCCATCTAAAAGCTATAAATGGATTAGAGCCTATACCAGAATACTGTTCATTAAGTATAAGCTTCTTATCTCCCATCTCTATAACCATATAGCTATATCGTTCTTCATTAGGCTTGTCATAAAGCTTGCAGGATACCTCTAGTATTTTACATTTACTATCAGGATACTTAGCAATCTTATCTAATGTCTGTTCTGTAAAAGCACCTCTAGGATATGCTATAGGTAAATCAGAATATTTTAAATCACGTTCTCTATAGACATGATCAACTCTACCATCAGGGCCTACATCTAATACAACATGTGGCAATGGTATAGAATGAAATCGTATTGGGTTTACAGCATCACCTTCAGTAACAGCAAGAACTGCCGTACCTAAAGCAAGGTCTATAAAA